TGCCGGATGGGGGACGCCGTGGCGGCCGCTTGGATGCTATCGAGCAGTTCACCCACAGCGGCAGTCCTTGCGGCGGTGATGCTGGATCACGGCGGGGCGGATCTTCAGATCGAACTGCAGTAGGCCCCTCGAGATCGCGCTCGCAGAGTAGTGCGGATCCGCGAGGGCAGTCCGCAGGTCCTCACCCTGAGCATCCGTGAGCGTGCCCAGGGCCGCTGCGATCTGGCACTTCGTACTGGTCAACCTGAGCTCCGCGGTGATGGCGTCGAGCAGTTCCATGAGCACTTACCTCCCAGAACGTCGTGACGGCCGATCAGTCGGAGTAGTCGGACGGGGCGGCGTCGGCCAGCGGGTCCGGGTACATCGCCTTGCCCTGCGGGACGTAGTCCACGGGCCCTGAGTTGGCCACGGCCGGGTCTTCGATCACAGCAGGGCCAGCCGTCGTCTCGGGGAGACCGATGCCGTAGGCCTTCAAGACGGCCAGGACGCAAGCGATACCAGCGGTCCGGCCGATCCCAGCCCAGTTGAGTGTGTGCACCATGAACAGCCCCACGGGTAGTGCCGCAGCGATCACGTTGGCCGCGGTGCGCACCACGCGCAAGAGGAGGGCCTTCCACCATGGCAGCCCGTCCGCGGCCTCGGGGAGGCTGACGAGCGAGATGACGAAGGATGCCACCACGGACCCCGCGGTGGTCGACACGATGACGACCCAGTCGGCGCCGGCGAGCGCTGCGAGGACCGGGAGGATGAGGGCGAGAGCTGTCTGCCAGCCTTGGTGTGCGGCGCGGATACCCGCGGCACGCCACCAGGCGCCGGTGAATAGTTGCATGATGATCAGGCTCCGATCAGCTGTGAGGTTGGGTCAGAACGTGTGAGCGTTGAGACGCTGTTGGAGCGCCCGGTAGGTCTGCGGTCCGGCGATGCCGTCCACGGTGACGCCGAGGTGGCGTTGTAGGGCTCGGGTCGTGAGCGGTCCCCAGATGCCATCGGCTGTGGCGCCGACGCGGCGTTGGAGCGCCTTGGTCGTGATGGGGCCGACGATCCCGTCAGCCGTGACGCCGAGGGCACGCTGCAGGGCGGTCTTCGTGGCGGGGCCGAAGATGCCATCGACCGTGAGACCCGAGGGGCGAGGTGCAGGTGCGGGCGCAGGCACCGGGACGTGGACCGGGACGGGGACGCCGGCATGGGAGCCGGCGAGGATCGTGCTGCCACCCGCGAGCGCGAGCAGCCGGGCGACATTGAGCGAGCCGGGGTCACCGTGGACGTTGTTAGGCGCGTGCTGGTGGCCCAGGACGCCGTGATAGTTGCCCCAAGCGTCCCAGCCGAGACGCACCCGACTGGTGCCGTAGGACGCCGGGTATGACAACCACTCGACGCTGGTGGTGAGGGGGATCCCCGTGGTGGCGCTGATGGCGTGCAGGACCGACGCCAGGTAGGCCAGGTCACTGTCGTTGAACGTCAGGACGGACGGGACACCACCCATGCGAGGGTCACAGGTGCCGATGATCTCGATCTGGATTGCCCCACCCGTGTTGGTGTTCCGCCCATTGCCGGGCCCGGAGACGAGCGCTCGAGCGGCTCGCGTCAGGGGCACATGCTGACGGGTCTGGCGTGCGCGCGGGCTGACCGTGAAGTGCGGGTTGTTCGCACCCGCCCCAGAGGCAGCGGCGTAGGTCGGCCAGGAGCCGCCCTCCGTGGAGTGCAGCAGGATGATCGCCGGCTCGCGCGCCCATCTGCCGGCGTCACGATTCCACGCCTGCCGAGTGAACCCTGCGACCTGTCCGTCCAACCATTCGATCATGTGTTCAGCCTCCGATCAGATCGGCAGGGGCAGAGAAGTGAGGATGGCCCAGAGAACCGCCATCGCGCCGATGGCCGTTGCGAACTTCGCAACAGGGGACCATCCCGTCTGGGCCTGGGCCTCCTGCGCGAGCTTGGCTTCCTTGACCGCCTCGGCGGTCGCAACACGGGTGGCGGCATCGGTGACGCGCGCCTCGGTGAGTGTCTGCACGGTCGAGGTCAGGGATGAGGCGATGTCAACGGTCTTGGCGAGGACCTTGTTCGTTGCCGCGATCTGCTCGTCGTGATGATTGAGCCGTTCGGCGACCCGACCTCGCTCATAGGCGGCCTGTAGTGTCTCGGACATCACGACACCAGGTCCCGCCGCGTATGCGCGTGGTGGACACGGTTGGTCACGGTGAGACGCCCTTCGCTCCGACGGGTGCAGGCGCTGGGCCTGCCCTCCTATGGTGCGTGGGGGGGTGTCACACGCCGCGCTGGCGTTGACGCAACGGCCACGACCCGGAATGCCCGCCGTTCTGCCGTTGACGCAGCGGCCACGAGTCGGAACCGGTGAGGGTCTGGCGTTGACGGAGCCGCCACGCACCACCAAGCGGTGGGGTCGCGGTCTCGATCTTCGTGATGTGGTGGATCCGTCCTATTCCCGCCCCAACCCGGAGGCGATTAGAGTGTGCCGGGTTGGCCACGAGGTAGGAGATCAGCCAACTCTCCGGCCCGATCTCCACCGCCGGGTCCAACCACTGACCCTCGGAACTCGCCTCGACCCCCCAGGGACCGTCGAACGCGCACCAGACACGGGGCATGTTGTAATACCCCTCTATAACACCGGAGATGCGGGTGATAGAGAACTCGATGACCGCATCTACGGGTGGGACGCGAGGAAACTCCACCCAGAACCAATTGCCTGTTGCCGCACCGGAATACGCCTCCCCGCCGGCGTCGGTTTGGATGGCGTTCCCTGTGGTCGGTGGATCAAGCGCGTTACGGGGCGCGGAGTCCGCGACATAGGTCGCTGGCCCCGCGAACCAGACACCGCCGGCTCGAACGGCATCCCCTGACCACAGCAGTTCGTAGCCCGGCTCGGTGGGCACCGACAAGGACTCGACAATCTTCGGGTACATCAGCTCACTCCCGGCCAGAACCGGCCCTCGATGTAGCAGGACCCGGCGGCGATCTCCGCGACCCACAGCCACGGCGCCTGCGACGACGCGTAGTCCCACGATGCGTCATCAACAAGACGCCCGGTGACAGGTGAGGAGCCCTCCCCGGCAGGGTCGGAGTATTCGCCCGGGTAGTAGCCGGCGGGTTGCTTCGCCCACCCCCAGGACATCAGCAGGCCCGCGGCGTCGAGCGCGTCAGCCTGGTCGGACCAGGGGTTCGACTCCGCGGCGAGCGGGTTGCCGACCAGGGCCAGCATGCCGGCGGCGGTGATGGGACGGTCGAAGATGCCGGCGGCGAACGGGTGCGCTGAACCACTCGTGGTGAGCTCGGTCCTCACGATCGACCCGTAGGACCCGGCGGGGATGCGGATGACGGTCCACAGGTTGGAGAACAGGGCGTGGCGGGGGATGTGGCCGGCGGGGGACTCGGCGTCGAACGTGGCGCGCGCCTCCGTGATCGACCCCGAGCTGAGACGCTTGACCTTGGCCTTGGCCGGGTCGGTGGCGTTCCTCTCCCGATCTCGGATCGCCGCGAGGGTCGGGTAGTCGCGGGCGTTCGTGTCCACGGTCGCCGTGACCACCGACTCCCCGTAGGAGACCTGGGAGGCGTGGACGACCAGGGCGGCGCCACGGAAGTACCTGATGCGCCCGTTGGAACCTTCCTGGATCTCGTACCGGGAGCACTCCTCCGGGTCCAGGGTCAGGCCGATGGTTCCGGTCCACCCGGGGTTGATCTCCCGGGCCAGGATCTCCCGGGCCGCCCGGGTGCCCTCGGTCTTGCCCACGCCGTCCCCGAAGTCGATCTTGTCCTCGACCCGCATCACGTCCGGGTTGTAGGACGTGTTGGCGCCGAGGTTCGCACCGTCTGGTCCGTACCGTCGGGGCATGACCTGAGGGGAGTACGCCAGCGGCATGTAGAAACAGTCGAGGGTGCCGGTGTTCGATCCGGTGCCGAAGGTTGCGGCCCACGTCTGTGGTCCGACGATGCCGTCGCGTTGGATCCCCGCCGCGGTCTGGACCGCGTAGGCTCGAGCGCGGTCCGCCAGGGTAAACCGGCCTGTGGCGGGCATGCCGACCTTGCGTTGCCAGTCCGACACCCCGGCCCCGGATGTGGTCCCGGCGTCGGTCGACCCCAGGTGCATGGTCTGGTTGGCGTTGGAGTTCGGGTACGCCGGGGTGTTATCGGGTCGCCAGTTCGGGTACATGGCGTTCCGCCACCGGCCACCGTCACTGCCGACGCCTTCACCGAAGATCACGTTCGGTGCCTGAGAGTAGTCCTGAACCAGGTCCACGGTGACACCGCGCTGCCCGTTGGAGACCGTCCAACTGATCGTGGTCGTGTCCTTGAGTGCGATCTGAGGGTTGCGGACGGGGCACTTCACCGTCCACTGCCGGCCACCCGTGACAGCCGTGGACAGCAGCTGCTGGATGTAACCGGTGACCCTGGGCTCCCACCCGCCGAGGACCGAGGTCAGGCACCCCGTTTGCACCGGGGCCACGGCGCTGTGCCGGCGGGAGATGGTCGAGGTCAGGACGTCCGCGATGACCTCACCGATGTCTCTGGGGGTGGTGAGGAATGCGGGCTGGCGGAGCTGCAGGTCGTCGACGAAGAGGATCCCGTGGCATTCCAGGGTGAACACGCCCGCGTCGGCGCGGTGCCCGAATGTCGAGACGACCCCGGCGAACCGGCTCAGGATCGCACCTGTGAGGCGCCTGAGGCGGATGTCGACGTTCGCGCCCGGTATGCACCAGGCCGGCAGGGCGTGGAACGGGGTCAGCTGTGGAACCTCGATGGTGGCCTCAGCGGACCCGAACGGCTCCGTGCGGGTCCACTGCGGAATCGGCAATGGTGCGCCGGCGTAGTAGGTGATGTCGACGCCCTCGACGACGACCTGGAACCGCGCGTACTCGACGTCGACGACGCTCGTGGGTGTCCAGTTGACGGGGAAGCCTCGTGCGTCCAGGGCGGGTGCCGGCATGATCTCCGACACGCGACGGACCACCGAGTTGGGCACACCCTCTGGTGGGTCCTGTGGCTCTGGTGGTTCAGGTGGTGTCACTGACCCCCCCGGGGTCCCTGCCGGCGGCTCAGGGATGTCCGGTGCTGCGCTCAGGGTGCCCGTGCCGGTCCACGTGATGGTCCCCAACGCCTCGAGCGACAGCAGGGCCATCAGACCACCTGGAAGACCAGCAGGCCCGGG